GCGGGTACTTTGAATGCCGCAAATGGCGGAACGGGTGCTGCGACCCTCACCGGGTATGTCACCGGCAACGGAACGGGTGCGATGACGGCCTCGGCATCTATTCCGACCAGCGACCTGTCCGGAACGATCACCAACGCGCAGCTCGCGAATTCCTCGCTGACCGTTGGAACCACCGCGATATCTTTGGGCAGCTCGAGCCTGACTTTGGGCGGGTTAACATCGGTCGCTGTGACCCAAGACCCGACCACCGCATTGCAGCTGGCGACCAAACAATACGTCGACACAGTAGCCCAGGGGTTAGACCCTAAAGCTTCGTGCGTCGCGGCAACTACGGCGAATATTACGCTGTCGGGCACGCAAACTATTGATGGCGTAGCACTGATTGCTGGCGATAGATGCTTGGTGAAAGACCAAACGTTAAGCCAGAACAACGGGATTTATTTAGTAGCTGCAGCTGCGTGGACTCGTGCAACCGACATGGACTCGTGGGCAGAGGTGCCGGGTGCGTTTACATTCATCGAGCAAGGAACCTTGTACGCCGATACGGGCTGGGTCTGCACTTCTAACGCTGGTGGTACGCTGGGTACTACCGCGATTACCTGGGTTCAATTTGCCGGTGTTGGATCGTATACAGCGGGTACGGGCTTGACCCTTACGGGTACGCAGTTTAGCATTACCAACACGGCAGTAACCGCCGCTGCTTACGGCTCTGCTACTCAAGTGGGTACGTTCACAGTCAATGCACAGGGTCAGTTAACCCTTGCGGGTAATACCACGGTGACTCCAGCGGTTGGCTCCATTACTGGCTTGGGCACCGATGTGGCGACTGCTTTAGCGGTTAACGTAGGCTCTGCTGGGGCTTTCGTAGTCAATGGCGGTGCACTGGGTACGCCGAGCGGCGGGACCGTGACCAATCTTACCGGCACCGCGTCGATTAACATCAATGGCACTGTTGGGGGCAACCCCGCCCTTGTAACTACCGGGGCATTCACAACTGTGACTGCCACAACTGGAATCTTTGGAGGTACTTTCTAATGGCTGCTGTTGGCTTCACCCCTATTTCGCTTTACTACAGCGCCACTGCGGCAGCTGTTCCGACGGCGGGTAACCTCGTCGCTGGCGAGCTTGCACTCAATACCGCCGATGGTAAGCTCTACTACAAGAGCAGTGCTGGTGTTGTGACTTTGCTTGCAGGCGCAACGGCTGGCCCAGCAGGTGGTTCTAATACCCAGGTTCAATTCAACAGTTCTGGTGCATTGGCTGGTTCTGCTAATCTGACTTGGAATGGTACTGCGCTTGCAGTCACTGGAGCACTGTCTGCATCGTCTACTGTCACTTTGTCGGGCGGCACAGCCAATGGCGTGTTGTATTTGAACGGCTCTAAGGTTGCCACAAGTAGCGGTACTGCGCTGGCGTTTGACGGCACAAATTTAGCTATTGGTATTGCACCATCTTCTGGCGTTCAGTTGTATGTTTACGCCCCAGCATCAACAGACGCGCAAGTAAGGATTGCGGTTCCTACTGGAACACAAGCCACGTACATATCGTATGTGAATAACACTGTTACAAAGGTCGGTACAGAAAACAGTGTTGGTGGCGCGCTTGCGTCTGGTTCATCTGCGTATGCGTCCATCATTTCAAACAACGGCGCTTACCCAGTCCAGATTGGAACAAACAACGTAATCAGACTCACTGTCGATTCTGCTGGAAATGCTGGATTGGGTGTTACGCCTAGTGCTTGGAGTGGTGTAAAAGCATTTCAATTAACCAATGGTTCAAGTTCAATTGGTATTTATGGTGCTGGTGGAAATGAGTTTGGTGCTGTTTCAAATACATATTACAACGGCACAAACTGGATTTATTCAACAAGCACAACATCTGCAAGATATGCAATATCAAGCGGTCAGCACCAATGGTACAACGCCCCCTCCGGCACAGCAGGTAACGCCATCACCTTCACCCAAGCAATGACCCTTGATGCTAGTGGGAGGTTAGGTATTGGCGCTACAAACCCGTCAAGCTATACAACTAACCCAACTGCACTGGTTATTGCCTCATCAACTGCAACATCTTATTCTGCAACTGCAATTCAAGCGGCTCCAATTACCACTTTATATGGTGGTGGTGGTTCTGGTAACGCAACTGGTGTGCGTTTAAGCCAAGGCGGTAGTTTTGAACTTTTCTTTGGCGGCGTACAAGAGGCTGGCGGTGCAGGAGCATTTGTTTTCCAAGGCTATAACGGCTCTGCTTATGCAGAACGTGCCCGTATCGACTCCAGCGGTAACTTGGGATTGGGTGTTACGCCTAGCACCACGACATTCTCTGGCTCAAGGATGTTGCAACTTGGCTCAGTTGGCAATGTATTGCAGGGGGTTACTTCTGCGTACTATGCAATGAATCAAGGTGCGTTTTTCAACTCAGCGGGTAATTGGGAAAGCACGGGTTCTGGCTACAAAATTACACAGTACGCACAAGCTGATGGTGTGCACATTTTTTATACGGCACCTGTAACCACTGTTGGTGGAACTGTTACTTATACCCGTGCAGTGGACATCGACTCCAGCGGTCGATTGCTTGTGGGGGCTTCTAGTGTTGGCTTTGGAACAAATTTAAAATTCTTGGCGCTTGCGGCAAGCGGGGACGGCACGGGTACATACACAAACATTACCTATGGCGGTTCTGGCGGTTCGGTTTATAGCGACCTTGGCGAGGCCAGAATTACTGGTGGTTATTCAACGAACAACGGATATCTTGTTGGGTTTAGAACTAAATTTTCAATTGGCTCAAGCACGTCTGTTCACGGAATTTACAACATCTATGGATACACAGCAAGTGCTGGCGCTGATGTCGTTGAAACTGGGTCGTATTTTAGAATTGAGGCTGGAGGCATAATTACATTCCCTCAATACGGCGCTGGCTCTGCAACATTTTCAGCGGCAGGTGTTATATCGTCCGTGTCTGACGCAACATGGAAAATTAAAGACGGCGTTCCAGTTGACCCAGATTCAATGCTTAAAAAATTGGAGCCGGGTTATTGGTATTACAACGAAGAAAAGAGAAAAGTTTACGGTGAGGAAAGGCAGTTGGGCTTTTATGCTCAAAACGTAAATGCCGCAATTGGCCCCGAAGCCGCACCACCACCCGAAGAAGGTCGTCCTTGGGGCTATTACGACCGTTCTGTTTTGGCAGTAGCTGTCATGTCGCTTCAAAAAGCACTTGACACAATTGAATCACTTACAAACCGCCTCACGGCACTGGAGCAAAAATGATCACTATCAATTGGGTTATTGAATGGATGCAAACCACCCCAACGACCGCAAATCCGCCTGAGACAGTCATCACCGCTGGTTGGCGTTGTAACGGTGTCCAAGACACCTACACAGCGACCATCTATAACACAACATCGTTCCCCCAGCCAGCGGAAGGCGGATCATTTACGCCCTACAGCCAACTAACCCAAGCTCAAGTCTTGGGTTGGTGTTGGGCAAACGGCGTTAACCAAGATGCTACGGAAGCTGCTGTGCAGACGCAAATCAACAACCAAATCAATCCACCAATCATCCAGCCACCTTTGCCTTGGGCCGCACCTGCGGTATAATACAGGTGGGCAACCCGCTGGCCTTAAAACAGCGGACATCTACTTGGAGAGTATTTCATGCAAAAAATCGCATTTTCAACTGAGCTGATCAACGCAATCCTGCAATACCTGGGTAATCAACCCTACGTGCAAGTGCAGCAAATGATCAGCGGTATTCAGCAGGAAGCGCAAGCGCAAGCTGCACCTGCTGCACCCGTCGAAGACGCGCCAGCAGCGGAGTAACCCGATGTCGGATTCCCTAGACACCCGTTTGGCAGTGCATGAGGCTGTCTGTACTGAGCGGTATAACTCGATCGATCGTTCACTGCGCGATGGCGACAAACGGATCAACAAGATCGAGATACTCTTGTATGTGCTTCTCATTGCCGTCCTGTTCGGCCCGGGGGTGGCTGGGGAATTTGTCAAAAAGATGCTGGGGATCTGAATGAGTGAGGATAAGATTCAAGCTATGGAAAGTAAAGGCGCTTTAATCGAGAAGATCACCTTTGCGCTGCTCCCACTCCTTTTTTCTTGCGTCGTTTATTTGATGAGTGCACTGTCTAATCTAGCACACGAAGTCACCATACTCAACAGCAAAATATCACTTGTGGTCACTTCGGATAATCGGCAAGCGGTTAATTCTGGGGCCGAATTAGCCAGAGAGAAGCTGCGTCAAGACCTTGAAAAAGAGATTCAACGCAATCGCGACCAGATCGCGGAAAACCGAATGCATATAGCAATCTTGGAAGAGAAGACCCATGTTGCTAAGCCGATTAAAACCATAACTGGGAAGGATTGAAATGATCCCAATCGTCGCATCATTACTCGGCACTCTGGCCCAGAATGGTCTGGGTCTTTTGTCCTCGGCTATCCAAGCTAAAGGGAAAGAGGTCGTTGAGAACGCCCTTGGCGTTAAAATCTCCGACAACCCCACTGATGCCGAGGTTGCCAAGTTACGCCAACTCCAATACGACCACGAGGAGCGATTGCTCGAACTGGGTATCGAAAAGGCCCGACTGGAGCAGGAAGAACTCAAAGCGTTGCTGGCGGCACAGGCCAGTCAAGACAACAACGTGACCGACCGCTGGAAGGCCGATATGTCTTCCGACTCTTGGCTGTCCAAGAACATCCGTCCAATGGCCCTAATCGCCATTTTTGTGGCGTTCTTTTTGTTCACCATGATGTCGGCCTTTGGGTTCAACGCACAAGAAAGCTATGTTAATTTATTGGGCCAGTGGGGCCAAATAATCTTTCTTGCGTATTTTGGTGGTCGGACAGTAGAGAAACTGGCAGACATGAGGAGCAAAAAATGAGCCTCAGCCAAGAACAAGCCGCGTTCCTCCTCGACGCTTGCAAGCTCATCCAACACGCCACAGAGCAGGGGTTCGTGGTCACCGGTGGGGAACTGGCTCGCACCCCGGAACAGCAAGCGATCTACGTTAAAACCGGTCGCTCCAAGACTCTGAACTCCATCCACCTCAAGCGCTGCGCAATCGATCTAAATTTCTTCAAGGACGGGCAGATCATCTGGGACAAGGGTATCCTCGCCCCTTTGGGTGTCTACTGGGAGTCCCTCCACCCCAAGAATCGGTGGGGCGGCAACTTCAAGTCGCTTGTGGATTGTCCGCACTTCGAAAGAAATGTAGGAGCTTGACTCTAGAACGAAATACATGTTAAAATCTGATGCACTGATCCATAGAGGATAACTATATGACTACTGCTGTAGTGATGACTTACGATAGTCTAGTGCTAGACATCCAGCAGTATCTGGAGCGTATCGACGCAGCCACTCTGGCCAAGATCCCGCTCTTCATCATGCTCTGCGAGCAAAAACTCGCTGCCGACATCAAATTCCTCGGCAATCTTACCGTCAACGCCAGCACGATGACGATCGGGGCGAACATTATCGACAAACCGGCCCGGTGGCGCAAGACCGTGTCCATGAATATTACGGTAGCCGGGGAGCGCCAGCCGGTGCTCCTGCGCAAGTACGAGTACCTCCGTGAGTACTGGCCGAATGCTACCACCACAGAAGTACCCAAGTACTACTGCGACTACGACTATACTCATTGGCTTGTGGCCCCCACCCCGGCGCTGGCTTACGAATTCGAGGTGTTGTACTACGAGCGTGCGCAGCCGCTGGATTCGAGTAACCAGACGAACTGGTTTACCCAGTACTCGCCCCAGGCTATGCTCTACGGCTCGCTCCTCCAGGCTATGCCCTACCTCAAAAATGACGCCCGACTCCCATTGTGGAAGTCCGAGTACGACGAGATCGTGCGAGTGCTCAAGGGCGAGGATCTCACCCGTATTGGTGACCGACAAGCAACGGTACTTGACTCATGAGTAGTTACAATTCCCCCTTCACTGGCAACGTCGTTCAGCCAACCGACGTTTCCTACCGCCGCATTATACTGACCACCGACTTGCAGTTGGAGTGGCCTATCAATGGTACTACCGACGACGCCGCAGCTGCTCGCATCATGGAGGTGTCCACTGCTTCCACCGCGCACGAGCTGTGGATGCCACCGGCGAACCAAACATCCGTGGGTCAAGACGCACTGATCCGCAACGTCGGCGCTGTCGCTGTAACGGTAAAAGACTACTCTGGTGCGAACACTATTGTAACGGTCGCTGCGGGGGAAGCCCAGTACATCTACGTTATCACTAATGCTACCACCGCCGGTACTTGGGGTATTATCGCCTTTGGCATCGGTTCCTCCGGTGCGGATGCTGCAACGCTGGCTGGCTATGGGTTAGTCGCCCTTGGGCAGACTCTGAACCAATCGCACCCCGTTACGACTTTTGCATCGGACAGGACAGCGACCAGTGTCGATCGAGCCGAAACACTGGTATGGACTGGTGGTGCGGGTACATTAACACTCGATGCGGCAGCAACGCTGGGCGAAAACTGGTTCGTACTGGTGCGCAATTCCGGTACTGGTGCGCTGGCAGTCAATACCAACGGATCGGACCTGCTGAACGGCTCGATCAC